TGTCATGTATTCATCATCAGGTATAGTACCTGAAGCTAAACTACCCATAAGTACATCATCTACATAGTAGTTTATTGCATCTACTCCATCCCAATAAAAACCAACCTCTACATCAGTTGCATCAGTCATTGTTGCAATAGCAGAAGCTGTTGTAAAAACAGTATTCTTAGCACAATGAATATCAATGTCGCCATCGCCATCATCTGACTGAAACCATACTCCATCAGTAGGAGCAGTTCCAATAGGATCTGTCTGTGTAGAATGAATACCTACTATAAAATCAGTCTGGTCTACATCTACACCTTGAAATTTAGCTTTAAACCATGCCTTTTTACCTGCCTGTATACGCCAGCCTTTTAATTCGTTTGTTCCTCCATCGTGAGATTCCTGTAACCATAAACCGTCGTCTTCATTAGCTGCATTAGTTATTACAACTGCTCCTCCAACCACAGTGGTCGATTGAGCAGCAGCAGAAGTACCTGTGCCTACCGAGACTGCTGTTATCAACCAATCAGTAGCAGTGTAAGGCATAAAATCATCAAAAAACACTGTTAATTTTGTAGGGTCAGTATCTATAAATGATCCTAATGTTCCCCCAAAAACGTTATTTGTTATTCCATTCGGGAATCTTGTTGGTGAACTCATATATGTTTTCTCCTTATTATTTTTTAGACCAACCCCATTATTAGAGTTGGTCTTGTTTTAAACTACGCTCCAGCAGATCCGTACAAAGCTCTTGGATCAGAACAACCACCAGAAAAACGCATAAAGCTTTTAGCCTTTACATTGTCTGTATCAAAGTCATTATCCTGTCTTAAGGGATAACTGTCTCTCTCAAATAAAGTCATACCATTCTGTGCATCAGTTCTTATAAACCATGCTTTAGAATCAGTGAAATAATTGTTCATACATATTCCACCAGGAATAGCTTTAGTATCAAGAAGTGCATTTGTCGCATTATTAGCTGTGTCATTCTGAAGGACAGACTTGAAGATCCTGTGAGCATCCCAAAGGTTGTCAGGATGAATATGAAGAGAGACAGCGTTTAGGTTAATCTGTTGACCCATTTCATTTTTTGCTGTATTGATCATATTCATCATGTCTTCAACAGCAGTCTCAGATAAATCAGCAGGAGTAGCAAGCTCATTGCTCCATGTGCCAGCCTGGGAAGGATGATCAGTTGCAAGAAGCTCTTTACCGTCACCGTAAACATAACTTGAGTTAAAAGCCCTGTTATAGATATTAGCAAGAACTATCTCTTTTGTCTGTCTCATTACAAATGCGTTACCTTCTGCTCTTGTTCCACCTTTCTTCTCATAAAGATTATCTTTCATTTCATTATAAGTTACAATAAAACCAAGACCATAAGAAACATGTGTGAATCTTGTTGTATATCCCTGACCATCAGTAGCGTAAGTAAAAGGATTTCCCTCTGAGATAACTGGAGCAAGTGGAAAACCATAATTCTGTAAAGTTTCTTCATACTGCTGAGTTGAGGTTTTTATGTCAAAGAGTTTTTTCCACTGTGATTCATGCTGTTTATAAATCCTTCCCCATCGTGCGTAAAGCCCAGGCCATAGTTCTTTTGGATGTGTTGATGTTGATATAACGCCCATTATTTTTATCCTTTCTAAAAGTTATTGTTTAAATACCAGTTAAGTATCTCTGAGTATGCAGATTAATCATTACTTCCCATACCGCACTATCACCGAGTGAGTTTCCCACCCTGCAAGATAACCTAAGTATTTTCATCTGTAATGTATTGGTTGTGTTTACTGTACTTCTGTCGAGTTCAACCCCACTAATACCATTCACTGTTGATCCATCATGTGTAAAAACATAATCAGCATTTAAACCTACATCGTCTGCATCAAGAACAGTTCCACCGCTATCTTCCTGGATCTCAAATACAAGGTCAGGATCGTCAGCAACAAAAGCAATTCTTTCATTACTTGCTACATTATAAGATTTATCGAGATTGTCTGGGTCGGCCATAAAACCGACTACTACACCAGTAGTATAAGCACCACCAGCGGCGGTTGCCTTCTCAATTTCAGGTAAAGTTCCAGGTTCATATCCCATATATGCAGTTGCATTTGATGTTCCAGTTATAATAACAGGATCACCCCTTTTTAGCGAAACTGCATATGTTGAAGCTATATAATAAGGGTTGACTGCTCCATTATAAGCTTCACCGTTTTTATGCCGTATAGGGACTAAGCCCTGTGGTGCATCTACATTAGCCATTCTATTTTCTCCTAATTAAAAATTAATATTTTAATGCTATATATTATTGTTTTCTATTGAAATTCCCTCTGATGGTATATACCTTCCTTCACCACCGTATGATCCGCCGTTGCCTTTACCTTTTTTTATAGCAGATTCCCCATCTTTTATTCTATCGCTCTTGGCTTTTTGATCTATCTCATAAAACTCTTCTGGAATTTCCATAAGGTAAGATCTGCTTCCATCCCTATCTGAGATTATTGACTTGTAGTTACCAAGGCCAACATCTATATTTCTTGTGTCTTTTTCTAAAAATTCTCCATTTTCCTTTGATACAAAACTGTAACCACCTTCCTTTGCGTACTCAAGAAATCCTTTATGGTCTTTTATCCACCTATTGCGATACCCTTCTCTTGGAATAGTCCCCATTCTTGATCTTGGAGAACCATAAGGGATTCTTTCTTTTCTTAATTCTTCCTTACTATAATGAATTTGTTACATGCTTCCTTAGCAACTGTTGGGAGATTTCCAAAGGTCTGTTTCTTTTTATTAGGGACTGTTTCCCCCCCAGACTCAACAGATGATGCCCTTCTCCTCTTCCTTTCACCAAAATCTTCTGGATAACGGTCTTGAGTTTCTCTTTTAACTTCATCATATAACTCGATACCTTTAAGGCCAGTCTCATCGGCAATAAATTCTGACATTTTTGATGCATAATTTCTAAGTTTCTTATTTTTATTAAACCATTTGTTTTCAGTTACCCAAACATTAAACTCAGCCTCAGCCTCATTTATTTCTTCATTTTCTTCTATCGGTTGCTGTGTCTCTAATACAAGATCATCTTTCTCTTTTTCCATCTGGTCAAAGGATTCTACATCACCGTCTTCTGCTGCTATCCTTTGTCTTTTAGTAATATCTTTAAGTGCTTTACTGTAAGCCTTTTCAGAAAGCCCATTCTGATATTCCCTAAATTCACCAAATGTTTTTTTCATACTTGAAATGGTATTTCTCAGGCCGACAACCGTACCATCAAGTTTTTTCATCCGTTCACGCATTATTGGTAATTCTGTTTCGCCTCTTTCAAGGAACTTCTCAGCACTGACCCATCTGTCTTTATCACCCTTAAAGTTGTCTTCTTTTACCCAACCCATCCTACGGGCTTTCTCTTCTGTACCATTATCTGTATTTTCTTCTTTACCTTCTTCTATACCTTCTTCTATATCGTTCTCATCCATTAGTCTTTACCTTTCTTATTAATGACTGCTGCTATATCTTTGTCGTTCATTAACTGATATTTCTGCTCGTCAAGACCTATAACCCTGTATCCACCACCCTTGGCAACATAAATCTTATCACCAATTTTTGGTACAGGTTTATTCCAACCTTCAAAGGCGTTTCCACCTGCTGCAATTAGAGTAGCTTGAACTTGAAACATGTCTCTCTTGTCTTTTACAGATATAGGTATCCATAGGCCACCATCGGTTCTATCGCTTGTCTCTTCCAATTCAACCAAAATCTTATATTCAACAGGATTTAAACCACTTTTATTAATTTCTTTCATAACTTTTAACTTTCCTTTTTTAATCTGTTACTTCTATCTTTAGTATTAGATCTATACCTCGAACAACCCCAACTGATTTGGCCGTTGCTTCGTTTGAACCATATCCGTGTCCTAATGTCTCTCCCGCTGCAAGACCTTCTAAAATATTAGCCCTGTAATTCCTTAAACTTAAAAATACCTTTTTCGTTACATCATGATTTAACCAATTTTGGTATTCTGCTGCACTTACTTTTTCAAATGACATAAATTTTACCTTTCCACCTCTTGGTTTGGTGTTACATTAGGGACGATAGCCTGCTCAGGCATCATCACTTCTTCACTTGGTAGTTCTGGTTCTGGTTCTTGTGTCGGTGCTTGTGCTGGCTGCATCTCCTTTTTATTTGATTTCAAAGTGTTTAAATCTTGAAGGAATGTTTTATATCCTTCTAATTGGATTCCCTCCTCTTCTCCCTCTGCTTTAGCTATCTGCAAAATAGCGTCAGCTCTGAGTTTTTCTATTTCTGCAAATATCTTCTTTCTGTTTAGGTCAGCTTCCATTCTTTCAATTTCTACACGTTGCTGTTCGATCTTGATTTTCTCCATCTCTGGATTCGGTGGTTGTGGCTTTCTCTTATCCGGTGGTAATAATAATGTTTCTGGAACTTTTATGGCTTTTAAGTATTGAGCTGTTATCGCATCTTCGTCAAGTCCTTCTCTTCCTGATATTTTCATAACTGATTCAGCTTTTCCAACCCTTTGTACATCAAGCGAAAACATAGGTTCAGCAGAAGGAACAATATTAAATTCCTTCATATCAAAGTCTTCTATTTCTACCTGTTCATCTATAACTGCCACATACTTAGTCTGTTCAGCATACTTTGAATTTAGAGCAAATAAAAGTTTAAACTCTTCCGTCATCGCTCTATATATTCTTTTGTAAATACCGCTAAATACTTTTAAGCCCTGTTCGATCAAAGCTGTTACAGTAGCAGCCGATACGTTCTCTCCGGGCTTATTACCAGCGATAGCGTCCTGAACAGAAGATATATCTTTCCCGGCTGATATTAACATCCCAAGTAAGGAAAATAAAACCTGTGAGGGTTCTTTTACTGGTAAAGGTAAAATACCTGACCTGAGATCCTGACTCATTACATTAGTCGTTTTCCATTCACCTGGTTTAAACTTCACCTCACCTCTGTTCAAATTCAAACCCCTTGCCATAAAACCACCACCAAGTACTGCAAGTGTACCAGAGTCTAATAATTGATTGATAGTAGTATTAATGCTGCTATTGATAGGGCAAAGAAGAGTTCCAAAAGCGATATCATAAAAACCTCCACTTGGGTTCGGAAAAAAAGGGTATTTAACAAAAAACTGTAAAGGTTCTATTCTAACAGGTTTTCCATTCTTAAATTTTATTCCGTCTTCATCAAATCTCGCTACAATTCTAAAAACTTGTTTTGTTTCATGGTGAACAGTTACTATATAGGGTTCTTGATACCCATCGTCATCAAGATCAAGCCACCTATGCTGTTCAATAAACAAATGTGGAGAATCATCCTGAACATCTATAGAATTTTGGTTTTCATCATTGTATTCTGAATTTGGCTCTACTTTTTTGCCATCACCACCTATCTCAATTTCAAGCCATAAACCAGCGTTTGCCATTTCAATAGCATAATTCTCATATTTATAAAATCTGTGTGAGATCCTTTTAGCTGATTTAATACATTCTGCACTATTGTTCACAACAACATCATCGAATGTTAAAAACTTAGAGGATGGTTTTTCAAGTAAGCCGTCATAAAACACTTTCTTAA